TGGTGCCGGGAGCCGGAACAGCAGCCCCAGCATTTAAGCGGCTTGCCGGGCCGTGTGCGGGATTTGTGCGGCTTTTCGCGTCACGAAGGCCCGCACTTCTGCGCGAATCCACAGCTGGTGACGCGGCCGGCTGGTGGGTGCCTGGTCCGGGAAACCGGGCAATTTCACGATGACACTGCGCGCGTGCTCGCGGGTGCATTTGTGCATTTCGGCAATGTCATTCAAGGTCATCAGCTCGTCTTGCATTTCGATTCCTCCACTTGATCCTGATTCGGTTCCGGCCACCGCTTCCTCTCCCTTGCATCCCTGCGCTCGTCTCGTCGGGGGCGCTTGCTCATTCTTCCTTCTCCTTGACAACGCGGTAGGCGATGATGTCGAGCCCATGTGGCAGATGATGCCAATGAAAATCAAAATTCTCAGCAGTATCTTGCAATGATTCGGTCCCATTCCGGCATCGGACTTCAATCATTGAGTGACTTGGGACCGGGCACTCACCACCGGCCCACTCAATCCATTCAGACATGCTCTATCCTTTCTATCGGGGAGGGTCATTGCGTCTTAGGGTTCTCTTTCGGAGCAAGCACGCGCAAAACATCAATGGAGTAAGCTGGAACGCCATTTTCATGAACGATGACTCGGCGCCCTGGCTCAACGAAGTCAATTACCGCCTTCAGGCAGTCGCTGGTCACGTCTTGCGGATTGCCCACAAAGTCTTTGCCATCTTTGGAGACTTTCCCAGCTTTGATGCGCTTCCCGAGCGCTGTGCATGCAATGCGGATCACGCTTCCTCCTTATTCGCCGGTGCTGCGGGCAAAGGCATCCAGTGGGTGGGCTCAACAAACATCACGCCACCGTTACCAGCGAAATATTTCCATACTTCAAAATCTTGATCAAAATGCGCAGTGAACATGCACAAGTTGGATGGGCACCAAACAAGTACAGCTTTGGTGCTGCCGCCATTCAATGCTGGTGCCGTCTCAATCGGCAACCACCCCGGCACCACAACGTGCCCCTCTGGGATGGCGCGGGAGAGGAGGGCTCGGGCCAACTCAATAAGCCCTGCGTCTTCCATGAGTGTGTGCGATTCACCAAATCCACAAACACGTGTCAGGTTCAGACTCTTGGCTGACAGTTCAGCTGCCACTTCAATAATCTCTTGGTCGGTCATGATGGTGTCCTTATTTGTTTTTCTGCTGCTCTTCAATTCCTGCAGCGATCATCTCGGCAGTGAAGTTGCGATATGCGGCCACGTTTATCTGCACCCGTTCCAGCTCATTGAGCAGCGCAATAGCCACCTTTGCAGCTTCGCCACAAGCTCCTTCTTTGCGCCACTGCTCTGCGCGTTGGATGGCGGTGGTGGGGCTCACGATTTCCCTCCTTCTTCTGCTGGGGAATCCAATTTCGCTTTCTTTGCAAAATGCCTCATTTCATCAATGACCATTTTTTGCTGATCAAACCAAAACCGCATGCCTCTTTCGTGCGGCTCAAGACGAAGCTGCTCAAGACAATATGCTTCGTAAAGTTCAAGGAACTTTTGATAGTTCATGCCTTATCTCCTTCTTCGGCCGGCTGGCAGAGTGCGGCGCGGAAACATTTGGCATCATCCCCACAATGCTTGTCGCATGTCATCGTCCAGCTAGTCGGATGCGCTGCCCGCCTTGCGCAGCTAAATGCAACCGGACTGTCCTTACGAAGGCCAGCACCGGATGGAAACTTGAGTGCAACGCGCTCCGCAATCTCGCGCTCTTGCCCCTCAGTCAGTTCATCAGTCGAAGCGAGTCCGCGTTCCTGCCGCCGCACATTGTCGTGCTGATATCCAGCGCGCAGCATTAGCTCATATTCGGCCCGCTCATCCGCCACCGGCTGCGCCACCGCTGGCGACGCTGCGGAGGACGTTTCCGGGAACATTTCGCGCAATGCCTTCACGATGTCAGCATCGCCCAGCATGTCTCTGTCCGGCGATCCGCAGCATTGATCGGGCTCGCGCATGCCCATATGCCACTCGCCGCTTTGGAAGTTTCCGCAGCAAATCGGATAATCATTCCATAGCAGCGCACGAACCTTGCTCTCAACATCGCCTTCAGGCACCGGCCCTGCTGGTAGCGCGAGCTGGGAGGCGTAGATAGATGGCGCTTCGCATGGAGCCCAATGGCTGTATCGGTCATAGTCATCATGGACGATTGGGCGTGGGCCATCCACCTCGTTTCCACGACGGAGCCAGATCAGATCATCTGACCATGCCGCAGTACTCATGTCCTGCCATTCAGGCGGGTCCGCAGGAGCTTCAGCGTATAGCTTGTCACCTTGCTTCAAAGGGATTGGCTGATCTGATGTCCACGGGGGAGAAAAAATGATGTATCCATTTTGCCCCATCATTCCGCCGTAGGTGGCCACCGGCAGCGCCTGCCCTTGCGGCTCCAGTGCGCGCTCTGCTAGGGCGAGCAGGGAGAGGATGGTTTGCGGATCACATGCCGCGATATGCAAGGCGTTCGCTTCGCGCATCAGCGGATTGTTCTTGCCCCAATCCATGGTCACGCAGATGGCGGCTTTCCCATCCATGGCCGAGACGATAGTTTCAGGCGTTCCATCGTTATCAAACGGCTCAGGATTCATCGCCCACGGGCCAGGCCACGCGTTCTGTGCGGTGCGCTTCAATTCCTCAATCTTGTCTCTTGTCATGGTCATTGTTGGCTCCTTATTTGAACGGCCAGAATTCGTAGATTTCAAAACGGCCATAGGGATAGCCGATATGGAAGTTGTTGCGCTCCACGTTGATTCGGAAATTTCGCTTGAGCTGGATGTGATACAAACCGATACGCACGTTGATATAGCAGTCGCTCATCCCTTCTCTCCCTTCCCAATTACCTCCAGGGAGGACAGGGCGGCGTCAATCTCAGTCTTTGCCCGCGCAGCGATGCCGATGAATTCCCATGCGCGTCGTGCGTGCCAATCGCGCATCCCTTCTTCGCTTTCCTGGCCGCTGCCAGACATGCCCGCCAGCGCGATTTCGTCCAGCGCATCACGAGCAATGGTCAGCAGTGCATCACCCTTCCCTGCATCAGAGGGAGTGGGGGAGAGGGCCGGCTCATACGTTGCGGCGAAGATGTCGGGCTTGCATGGATAATGCTCGCCCTTCACGCCGGTAATGATCCAGTCATTCAACGAAACTTCCATTCGACCTTCTAGCGTTTCGATGTACGCATCCGCGCTATAGACCTTGCGCGACGGTGGATGCAGCCATTTACGAGGAATCTTCACGCCTGATGGCAGTGGGGCGCCGTCAAATAGATGAGCATCACGGAGTGCCTCGGTAAACTGAACAGCTTCAATTACCACCGGTTTCTTTCGGTAATGACGGCTAGTCAGTTCGCGCTCTTCCTCCAGCCCTGCTGCGCGCCCTTGGGCAACTGCATGGCCCATGATCGCGCTGACCATGGCCAGCATGTTCTCTTCGTGTGCGTCAGCAGCAAACTTGTCCAGTGCTTCGCGCACCTCCGGGATGTCGCAGATGCGCTGCGCTTCAGGCCAGGCGATTGGTACCGATTTGCGCAGGTCACTTACGTCCCCGGCAATCATTCCATAACTGTCGGTCAGTGGGCCACTGTTTTGAGCGCTCATGTCGGTCCTTTGGTTGTAGGTGGCATCCTATTTCCGGCCGGATGCCAGGGCGAAGCCAGCGGGGGACTGGCACGGGGGGATTACGCTGCCTTGTTGAACAGGTCTTCAGCCGTCTGCGGCTCAGGCCCATTAAGCTGCATGTTGATGTCCTGCTTCTGCTTTGCGGCCAGCGCGCCGACATCCTTCGGGTCCGGGTGGCAGTTGATGTTGAACTTGATCTGCACCACAGCGCCTTCCATCGGCGTGATCTCGATCTCGCGCACCTTGCAGTCCACCAGCTTGAGGTTGCTCTCGCCGCCCAGGCCATGGTCAACCACAGCGGTGTAGCCCTCGCTTTCGTAATCCCAGCTGAACGGACCCATGCGCGGATGCTTGATCATGCACAGCGAGTCAGGATCGGTGGCCAGGTCGGCGCGCTCTTCTTCGGTCGGCTTGCGGTACATCGATTCCAGCAGGCCAGCGCCGAATGCCTTCAGGATGGTGTTGGGCAGAACGGCTTGGCAGGTCAGCACGACGCCGAGCTTCAGTTCCTGGCCGTGGTTTTCCATGGGGGTCGATACCTTGTTAAGTTTTACGGGCTGCGCGACGAATTCAAACATGGGTTGTGCTCCTTTCTGTGTAAGCGAGATACGGCTTGCGGATCAGTTCATGGCAGCGTTTTTGCGCCACCGGGTTGGTGTCTACCTCGGCGCGGCTTTCAACGTCGCACAGGGCTCGTACAACGCGCGTAGCCGTATGCTCGTCGGGCACGCGCAGGAACTGCTGGAACTGCTTTTCTTTGCAGCGGAGGGCCAGCCATGCTGACAGTCTCATTGCTTGCCCCACGCTAGTGGCTTGAGCTCCTGTTTCTGCTCCGCCAGGCCACGCACACGGATCGCGCATGCCTCGATGTCATCCAGTGCCTTGCGGGCTGTCTTGAGCAGTTCAAAGGGATCGGCAGGGACGCCCTCTTCTGGCTGCATAGCCCTGAGGATCTGCGCAGCAGTAGCCGCCGCCAGACTAGCCTTCTGCGCCAGCAGTTTGAGCTCGTCCTCATGCGCCGCCCTGACCGTCGAGTACTGGCCTCGGGCAGTGATGACATGCGGCGGAAGGGTGGTGAAGTCGAACATGGCGCGCGGTCCTCAGAAGGGGATGTCATCGTCCATGTCAGCCAGGGTTCGCCCCTGATGCCCACCGCTGGCAGAAGATGCGCCACGGGAGGCGCTTTTCTTCAGCGGGCGATCTGCCAGCATGGCGACCATCTTTGCCAGTTGTTCCGGCTTGGTCTTCTTGTCCATGATTTCGCCTGCGGTGAACTCGGTATCAGCCTCGAATGCCCCGAACATTTCCAGGCGCCAGCCAGTTTGTCCGGTGAACTGACCGTCCTTCATCTTTTCGTATTCGGTGCTACGCAGAAGCAAGCCAATAGGCTTGTTCATCAGTTCCGGGAAGACATCGACGATTTCCTTGTAACGCTCTTTGGTGTTGTAATCCTGGCGCTCAACCTCTTGCTTGGTTGGGGTCAGCGAACGTTGCTTCATGCAGGCCATGATCGCCATCAGGGCCTTGTAGCCGGACAACTGCTCGCCATTTGCCTTAACTGTCCACAGGTCGAAACGGGTAGATTGGCCAGTGTCGGAGACGAAGGTAAAGCCAACGCCATCGGTTTGCGTGTTCTTGCTCTTCAGCATTTCCGCCCGCGTGAATTTGCCAACGTACTTGCCGGTTTCCGACAGATAGGCGCCGATGTTGTCCGATTCCTTTGCTGCTTTCGCGTCGAGTTGATACATAGTTTGTCCTTGGTTAAACAGTGGTCAGGTAATAGTCTTGGATTGCTTTGTCTACAGCGGCAAGGTCGTTATCGATATGCTCCGATTCAAACAACCCCATCGGGCTTTTCACGGTGTCATTGCCGTTGTTCTGAGTGCTGAAAATGTAGTTGCCGTTGACGACTGCGGTACGCAGAACAATTGTCAACATGCCTTCCAGCGTGATTTTTTCGTCCAGCATCTTGCCGATGGTCTTGGCCTTGATCTTGCCGGACTCTGTTGTTTCGGTATGCGCAAGGATGTACACACGCACATCGTCAGGCAGCTCCGTTGCAGCACGCAGGATGTCCCATGCGTGTTTTCCAATCTCGGTAAATTTGGTGAATCCAGTTTCTGAGCTGCGACGCATGAACTCGTTTGCAAGGATGTATTGGAAGTCATCCAATACGATAATTTTGCGCTGCGTCTTGCGCATGGCGTGAATGATCTGCTCGCTGTCATCTAGAACGAAGATATTGCCAGCAGGGGCCTTTTCCTTATCTCGGTACGCCCATTCTTTGGCGCGAAATGGCAGTGGCTTTTTGATGGACTGGATCAGCAGCGTTTCGGCTGGCTTCATGTTCCGCAGGCTGGTCGATTTTCCTGTGCCGGACTCGCCAAGAATCATGGTTGCGATAGACATGGGTTTCCTTGGTGTGCTTGGTATTTAAAAGGGCAAGTTGTGCTTCTTGATATGCGCCTCTTGCTCGGCGCGTTGTTGCTCGGTCATGCGCGGACGCCAGACGAAGGGCGGCTGCGGATGCAGCTTTCCCATATAGGTGCGCGGACGCTCGGGATTCGGATCTGCGAACGGCACAAGGTCTTCTTTGTTCATCGATGGGCCTCATGTTGAACAGACTGGCCGAACTCGGCAGCCGGGTATTTGTTGATGATTCGGCGCTTCATCTGCAACTCGGCGGCGCGCTGGGCGCTGTCGTCTGCTGCGGTCATCAGCACCTGCAAGCCGAAGCACAGGCAGAGCAGGGCGGCGTGGAGGGCGCGCATCACACAGCCCTCCAGCAAGCCGCTGGCCGAGCCGATGCCGGCTTCACAGGCTGCTCAGCAATAGGCTCGTTCATCGCCCACAGGAACAGCACATACGTGGCGAACGCAGCAAGTGCTAGCACAATCGCCATCGCGATAATCTTCAGGGCTTTCATGCAACCCCCAGCAGATGCAGAATGAATTCGGTGCCAGCAGACAGCAGCCAGTCGGTGGTTACGTAGATCGCCAGGAAGGTGGCGATGCAGAGGGATTGGGCCATCATTTCGGGGCTCCTGCGGCGGCAAGTAAGCCATCACGCATCAGCTTGCGAACGGCATCGCCAGCGCGCTCAAATCGCTCCTCCGCTGCTCGCTCTTGTTCAGCGGTTGCGTCTTCATGCCCGCTAGTGAAGGCAAACGATTCAGCCGCTTTGTAATACTCAAGCAGCGCCTCATGGCTGTTCACGCAGCGGACGATGTAGGCAGCGTTGGCCCATTTGATTTGGCGCCCCACGTCGGCATCCACGTCCAGGGATTGCGCAATGATTTCATCGCCCGCTTCGATCATTGATGGCGTTGAATCGCAAATATTCCACGGCGTCGGAGTGTGCTTGTTCATGTTCTTTCCCTTGGTTGGTAGAGGGGTGGTTACCAGGGTTGCTTGGTGGCGTCTTGGTCTTGCCAGCTCTTGACCTTGAACAGGTTGTCCAGCAGGCCGTTGACCATCTGTGCCATGTGTCCGCGCAGGCCGTCTTTGAGGTGCGCAGTCATGTTCACAGCCTGCTGCTGCATGGACTTGCTGAAGTCCTCGGCGCAGATTTTGGTCATGAGCCATTCGGCGCGGGTCATGGTCCCGTAGTTGCTGCTGTCGGGTTTCCCGTTCTTGTCAACGTTTTGGTTCCAATAGCCGCTGATAATCTTGTCAAGCTGGGCCTTTATGGTGGTCTTCTCACCTTCAGGTTCGCCCCAACGATTGATACGCTGGTATTCACGCTCGAAGCCGGCCGTGATGGCATCGTTGATGGTTTCAGAAATTTGCGCCTCCGCACGATCAATGAAAATCTTGTCAAGACGGCTCTTTACTTCATTGGCGATCAGGCCGGAAAGATCGTCATCTTGCGAGAGGATTTCATCAGCAGCTTTTTGGACGATGGCAACCTTCAGGTCTTCTTCATTGATGTTCAGCATGTCTTTCTCCTTGTGTTTGGTTATCTCTATGCGTGGTGGTGGTCAGGCGGTCAGATACTGGCCCGCAAACTCGTCGTGTGCTTCCTCGACAGTTTCAGCAGTCAGGCCAGCAACGCGCTGGTGCTGCGGATGGTTCGGCGGAAAGTCAAAGCAGACGCTGTCCAGCAAGCCGCAACGTACCCAGCCGTTGTCAAGGTGTGCAGCGAAATATCCATCCTTGGTGTCGTGAACGATGAATTGGGTAGTGTGTCCGCGTGTCATCTCAATTCCCCTGTGATTGGTGGTCAGAAAGCGCCGATGCCGAGTTCATCGAGGAACTGGCGGTTGTCGCCGAACATGTGCGACAGCGGATCAGTGGCGCGGGACTCTTCTTCCATCACATGCGCCCAGTTCGCCATCAGCTTCCAAAAGTAGGAATTGGCACCGTTGCCGCGGGCGAACTGCACAGCCAGCTCGCGCAGCAGGTCGGCGCACTCGCCAACGGCTTCAGCGGAAATGCCGCGATCCACGAGATAATCCTTGGCCGGCTCGTCGCTCTCGGCGAAGAGCCTGATGTGCTTCTCGATCTGCGCGGAGGACAGGTCAACCGGCTGGCGGCTGAGCGGCTCCATGCGGTCGTATTGGCGCTGTGCGCGGGGAAGTCCTTGCATCGCTTTTTCTCCATCGGTTGTTTGCTGCGATGGAGGTATTATTAGCGATGCTCTTTTACAAGTCAAGAGCAATGCTAATAAAGATGCGCAAAAAAAACCGCCCGTAGGCGGCATTTCTTATTGTTTATACCATCCCTTACCCTGCATACATGACTCCATAACGATAACCCGCTGGATTAAAGGAGCGCCTACCATTGAAAATGCCTGGCTCTGACATTGGCCTCTATCCTGGTAAAACTCTGCTTCGGACGAACCTGGTTTAACCCATACAGTTTGGTTCTGTGTTGCACAGCCAGATAGCATCATTGCGAATAAAAAAGCTAGCTTCTTTCCCATTCCCCCTCCCATTTAGATGTTTTCACTCTGTTTATAGACAATTCGCCCGATGATGATGCAGGCAGCCCCGCGGCATATTTTTTTTGGGAAAAGTCGTTGATCTGGGTTATCCGATGTCAACCACCAGTCTCCGTTGTCTCGCGACAGGCGCTTCACAACGTCCTCTCCCTCGTAATTAACTGCATATACCTGGCCGTCTTTAACGACCCTATCGGTGATATGAATCACCACAGTGTCACCATCGAACAAAGATGGCTGCATACTGTCCCCGCGTACCTTGATAGCCACTAAATCATCGCTCCGGTATCCACGCCGTCGAGCAATATCTGATGGCATATAAACTGGTGCGCCAGCTTCTTCTGCTTTATCAAAAGCAATTCCATTAACCCCTGCTTGCAATTTCAGCCTCACGGTGCGGATCTTCAAAAACCGGGGGTCTCCGTCCCCATCGGTCACCACTTGGCGTAACTGGCCTGCCGGCTCTTTTTCTTGTCCTGCAATCCCATTCAACGAAGCGGTCAACCGAGGGCTTATCTCTGAAGGCTTCACCCCTATCACTTTGCACATGGCGAGAAGCGCTTCAAGATTCAAAGGGATGATGCCTCGCATGTATTGGCTGACAGCCCCTTGCGTGCCAAGGCCAGACTCCGCAGCAAACCATGTTTGCGTTGCGCCTGGGTTGTTGGCTTTATAAAGGGTCCATGCGGCACGAAGTCGCCCAGCCTCCAGCAACTCCTCCGGCGTTAAATCTCTCCGAGGTTTCATACCGCGATTCTATTAGCGAGACTATTTTTAAGCGCGCCCACTTGAAAAGCGCTGCTCCTAATGTAGAATAAGAGCACAGCTAATAAATAGGGCAAGCGATGCAACTTCATTCCTACCTGAAAGAGACCGGCATTTCGCAAGGCGAATTCGGTCAGCGTCTCACTCCGATAGCTTCGCAGGGTCTTGTCAGCCAGTGGATCCGCGGGAAAACGCGGATCACTTTGGCCTACGCCCTTCAGATCGAAGAGGCCACCGATGGAAAGGTGACCCCGAAAGATTGCGGCGATATGTTTAATTCGCCCGAGCTGGTGGAGCAGCAATGAAGACAGACAAGCCAACCTATTTCTGCGACTTCTGCGGAAAACACCAAGACGTAGTCGAGCACTTGATTTCTGCTTCGAGGGACATCTGCATCTGCGACGAATGCATTGACCTGTGCCACGAAAAACTCACCGAACTCAGGAAAGAGAAGGAGGAGCAGCAATGAGCCGGCGCCTGAAGACGGGGAAGGTCATTGGGCGGGTGCGGGAGCGTTCTCTCCGCAAGGCTACAGAGATCGCGCACCTTAGCACCCTGCGCATAGATCGTTTGTCCGCAGACAACTACTACCAGACAAGCAATCTCTTGGGAGCGCTTATTTCTGGCCAAGCAGCCTCTTCATCACAAGTTCATACCGATCAACATAGGCCGGGTTCGTTGACTCATGAAGACAAGTTGCTATCCCTTCTTCAAGGCTGGACTCAACCGCTTTCCGTTGTCGAGACTCAGGCGAAAGCTCACGGAGAAGGCCGCTCAGTGCGCGGGATGTTGCGTCTGCTTCTCCGCCAAATTCGGATACTGCTCTGATGATGACTTCAATCTTCATTTCGACCGCAGAGAGACGCTCTTCCAGAGTCGGCGGCTTCTTTTCGTTTTCCATGCGCATTCCTTTCCAATGGGTTGATCAAGGTTGTGGAGCCCTGATTCTCCCACGGTCTGGAATGCGCGCCCTTCACCGATGCGCCACGCGCTCGACCATCGTGCGCAGCAGCCGGCCGTCTTCGCCCAGCTTCTTGATGGCGTCGGCCATTTCGACCTGGCGCTCGGCCAGGTCCAGCAGCGCGCGTTGCGTGCGCCACTCCACCTCGTTCTTCGGGCTGATAGCTTCCAAGTTGGCCCGCAGCAGGGCCGTGGCGGTGAGTTCCATGGTTCGTCCTTTCGTCGTTCGTTTCGGCGCCGGCAATCGCCCCGCCGCATGTCAATCACTCTAATTTTGCGGGGCAGCAAAGTCATGTTTCCTCAATTACATAAAACGCCCATCAGCGGCTTGCTGGACCAACTCAATGCCTGGGGCGCCGAGAAGCAGCTGACGCATGAAGCCATTGCCGATGAGATCGTCATTGCTCATGAGACCTTTGGCCGCGAGCTGGTTTCCAAGATCGTCTTCGAGCCGATGCGAGATGAAGGCAAGCGCCTGTACACCAACGGCGTGCGCATCTACCGCTGGCTGGATGACTCGAGCAAGGACAAGAACCTGCTGTCCGTGAACTTCCTGCCGTCGATCCTGCTGGCGATGCCGGTGGAGCGCCGCAATGCGTGGCTGTGCGATTACCTGCGCCCGCTGGGCCTGGGCATTCGTGAGCTGGAGGATGGCGAGTTGTCACCCATCACGCTCCAGGACGTGTGCGAAGTGGCCAACACCGACGCCGCCGCAATGCAGGCGCTGTCTGCCGTGCTGCAGAACCCGTCGCCGGCTGTCATTGAGCACGCCCGCGCCATGCTGGCCAACTCCCGCAACAAGAAAAAGCGCCTCATGCGCGCCCTTGAAGTGGCCAAGAAGGCGCTGGACATGGGCAAGGCAGTCGTGGGCCGTCTGCGCCATCCGCGCGCCAAGGAGGCCGCATGAAAAAGCGCAACAAGGCCTATTGCCCTGGCCGCATGGCAGGCGACAACATCAAGGATTTCCAGATCAAGGAAGGGCTGGAGCAGGTGAGGGAGGCGGCGTAATGGCACGAATTCGTTCGATCAAGCCGGATTTCTGGACTGACGAGAAGATCGTTGAGCTTTCGATGGAGCAGCGTCTTTTCTTTATCGGCTCATGGAATTTCGCTGATGACTCAGGGAACCTTCAGCGCTCGGCCAAAAAACTGAAGATGCAAATCTTCCCGGCCGACGCCATCGACTGCGAACCGATCATTTTGGACCTGATCGCTCACGGATTACTCATTGAGTATGAAGTGAATGGCGAAAAGTACTTGCACATCAAGGGTTTCGAGCGGCATCAGGTCATCAATCGGCCCTCGAAATCAGGTCTTCCGAAGCCTTCCGATGAACAAAATCAGTTACCACTCACTGAGTCCTCATTGACGGAAGGGAAGGGAAAGGAAGGGAAAGGAATAAAGACATTGTCGGGCAACTCGCCCGACGTGCTCGCTGTCCTCGACCACCTCAACGAAAAAACCGGGAAATCCTACCGACCTGTGGAGGCGAACACGAAGCTGATCGCGGCCAGGTTGCGGGAGTCATCGCTGGACGACTGCATCCGCGTCATCGACCTGAAGGCCGGCGAGTGGCTTGGCGACCCGAAGATGGAGGAATACCTCCGCCCTGCCACGCTCTTCGGAGCCACCAAGTTCGCGCAGTACGTCGGGCAGCTTGGTGGCGTCAATGGCTCTCCGAGCCCGTTCTCGACGGATCACCTCCGCTGATGCGCGGCCATCGACAAGTCGTGCAGCTGCGCCGGGAAGGCTACATGCCATCGCAGGTCTTCGTCGACCTAGTCGACCAGCCGCGGCAAGTTTTTTCGAAGTACGACGAGCCGGAGAACGGCATCCGTCTTGGCAGTTATCCGCAAATCGAGGTGCTTCGCCGGGAGGTTCATGGCGCGTTGGATTTGCGGTTTTTGGTGGGCCTGGTGGTGCATGTGCACGGTGCCGAAATGGACGACGACATGCTGGACCTGCTGGACCTGATTGCGGCCCAAGAGCCGCGGCACATGGTGGCATGCGCTGGCGACATGCTGATGCAATTTCAAAACGGAAAGTGGGAATCATGGAAATTTTGACTTTGGACAACATCGATTTTTCGGAATACGAGCAGGAGACGGACCCGAAGCAGAAGGTGCGCAGCATTGCCGCGTACACGCAGGAAATCATCGAGGAACTGACCCCGGATCGTGCTGAAGCGCCGCGGCACCCGAAGATGCCTTTCGCCAACTTCTGGCTGTACTTCGCCCCGGGCGAGGTCACCGTCTGGGCCGGCTTCAACGGCAGCGGCAAGTCGATGCTGCAGGGCCAGGTCCTGGCGAAGCTTGCCGAGGAAGGCGTCAAGAGCTGCATCGCCAGCGCCGAGATGAAGCCGCGCAAGACCGCTTCCCGCATGATCCGCCAATGCACAGGCAAGCGCTGGCCGCAGCCGACCGAAGTGCAAGCCTTTGTCGCCAAGACCGAGAAGAGCCTGTACGTCTACGACCAGCAGGGGAACATCGAGGGCAAGAAGCTGCGCGCGGTCATCCGTTACTGCGTCGACAAGCTGGGCATCCAGCATTTCGCGGTCGACTCGCTCATGAAGTGCGTCCGCGGTACCGACGACTACAACGGCCAGAAGGACTTCGTCGACATGCTGACCGTCATTGCCCGCGATCTGAACATCCACATCCACCTGGTGGTGCACCTCAAGAAGGGCGAAGGCGACGAGAAGGTGCCGACCCGCATGGACATCAGCGGCAGCGGCGCGATTTCCGACCTTGTCGACAACGTGCTCATCTGCTGGCGCAACAAGCGCAAGGAGCGCGAGCGAGATGCCGGCAAGCAGGTCAATGAGAACGACGCGGACACGCTGCTGATCTGCGACAAGAGCCGCAACGGCGATTGGGAAGGCCGCATCCCGCTCTGGTTTGATCCGGACTGCCAGAAATTCACCGACTTCAACAAGAACGCACGTCGCGGTCTGGCGCGCGCACTGTAACCCGCGCCCAGCGCAACCAAGGAGAAAAAGATGCAAATTCACCAAAATCCCATGTCTGCACTCACCGGATTAGCCGCTCCGCAGGTATCCCAGGGCCAAATTGTCGGCACTCGAGTGAAGCCGATTGACCGCGTGTATAGCGGTTTTGGAAGCTGCGACGAACTTGCCCAGCGCGTGATTGCTCTCGCAGATGAGATTTGCGGCCCTTCGCCTCTTCAGGCCAGTGGCACCCCCCAGCAGCCGTCGCCGGCAGGTATTGCAAACGAGATGGCTGACTGCGCTGATCGCTCGCAAGCGCTGGCACGTGAAGCCATGAGTGCATTAAACCGGATCGCGGAAGTATTCAAATGAACATCCTCGCCCTCGACCTCGGTACCAAAACCGGCTGGGCCCTCCACGTTCGCGGCGGCAAGATCAGCGGCGGCACGGTGAACTGCGCGCCGGGAGCACTCGCACCAGGCCAGCGCTGGGTGAACTTCCGCAATCACCTGGCCGAGGTGAAGCGCGCGGCCGGTGAGATCCAGGTTGTCTACTTCGAAGACGTGAAGAACCACGCCGGCACCATGGCCGCGCACATCTACGGCGGCTTCAAGGCGCAGCTGGAGCTGTGGGCGCTCGTCAACAACGTGGCCCTCGTGCCGGTGGGCGTCGGCCAGATCAAGTTGGGCTGGACCGGCAGCGGCCGCGCCGACAAGGCGCAGATGATCGCAGAAGCCAAGCGCCGGGGATTCGCCCCGGTCGATGACAACCACGCCGACGCCCTGGCCATCCTGGCTTATGGCCTGACCAAAGAAGGAATTTCCTACAGGGAGGCCGCATGATGGACCTGCGCAACCCGCCGCCGCTGGTGGAATTCGCGGAAAAGGTGAACGTGGCAGCAGCAGCGGCTTTCCGTTCCCGGCCAGTGCCGCCGCCCAGCCTCGCTGCAGTCGGCGCTCACTTCCGCGCCATCGAGCAGCAGCGCATCACCGCCCTGCACCAGCAGGCAGACACCGAACACTGGCACGGCCAGATTTTCAAGCGACTGGAGTCCGAGTAATGGACGCAATCGACCTGCTCATGGCCCTGGCCACCATCGGCCTGGCGTTCGGGTTTGCGATTTGGGTCACGTTGAGGGGATGAGATGAAAAACAGAACCCGATTCCTGCGTCTACACACGCGTGAATATAAGAAGACACACTTACCCATTAAGCCTTCAGAAAAACGCCGTACAGACAACTTAAATTGGCTGCAAACGGCATCCGCAAATGAGGAAAAGAAATGAATAGGAAAGAATTGACGAATGAGCGACTTCGCGAGCTTTTTGATTACGATCCGCGCACAGGTCAATTTCTTTGTTTGAAGCAAAGGGGTCCAATGAAAAAGGGAGCTATTGCAGGATATGTCAATTCTGATGGCTATAAAGCGATGATGATTGATGGTCGCATTTACCTTGCGCATCGATTGGCATGGTTCTATGTACACGGGAAATGGCCGGTTCATATGATTGACCATATAAATCGCGTGAAAACGGATAATCGAATCGGAAATTTGCGCGATGTTACCAATAGCCAAAACCTCCAAAACACAAAATTAAAAAAATCTAATTCCTCTGGATATAAGGGCGTTACTTTTAACAAAAAAAGTAAAAAATGGTGCGCTCGAATTACAGTTAATTCAAAAAAAATCCATCTCGGATATTTTTATACGAGGGAAGATGCTTATGCTGAATACAGGTTTGCGGCAAAGCAATTTCATACACATAATTCGTGTTTAGATGAACTGGCTTGATCATGCTCATCCAGGTCAAGGCCACCCCAGTAGACTTTCCCCGGCTGATCACTGAGCTGATCGCCGGGGGGTTCTCGTTCTCGTCCATGGCTGCCTGCACGGGAATCCCGAAGAGCACTATCGAAAGCTGGCGCAATGGCACCGAGCCCTCTCATTCACGAGGCGCCCGGTTCATCTGCCTGTGGGCCGCTGTTCACCTGAAACAGCCAAGCGATGCCCCGACCATCAAAACACCCCGCAAACGCCCGACATATCGGGCGAGCAAGTCAATACAGTTGAGCCTGTTCGATGAGTAACTCGCTAAGGCGAGTTAAACCTCAGAAAAAGGCTATGACCAATCCGAAGATCAAAGAGGCAGGTATCAAGACCCGGTTCCAGAAAGGCGTCTCGCCGAATCCTGGCGGGAAGCCTGTCGGATCGCGGAACCGGCTGCAGGGCGACTTCCTCAAGGCTTTGTCCGAGGACTTTGCCCAGCACGGGAAGGCGGCCATTGAGCAGACCCGAAAGCAATCGCCTGCTCAGTACCTGAAGGTGGTGGCAAGCCTGATGCCGAAGGAACTCGAAATCAAGCGACCGCTGGAAGACCTGACAGACGATGACCTCATTGCCGGAATTGCAGCCCTCCAAAGCCTTGTTGATTCTCAAGGCAATGCAGGCGGAACTCGCCACTAGGAACAGCCAGAACAAGCTGCGCGACTACGTTGCGTACCCGAAGCAGGCGGAGTTTCACGAGGCGGGCAGCAGGTTCCGCGAGCGTCTGCTGTCTGCTGGCAACCAGTTGGGGAAGACCTGGTCGGCAGGGTTTGAGACGGCGATGCACCTGACGGGGCGTTATCCGGATTGGTGGCAAGGCCGGGTGTTCGAGAAGCCTGTGGCCGGATGGGTGGCCAGTGAAACGAGTGAGGTGACGCGGGACTCGGTGCAGCGCGTGCTGTGCGGCCGATTCAACGACATCGGCACTGGGGCGATTCCGAAGGACGCCATCAAGGACAAGTCGCTGAAGCGCGGGGTGGCCGATGCCATCGACACGATTGTGGTGCGTCACGGCGGCGGCGGCGATGTGCAGGCCGGCGAAAGCCTGATCGGGTTCAAGTCCTACGACCAGGGCCGCGAGAAGTTCCAGGCTGAGACGCTCGACCTGGTCTGGCTGGACGAAGAGCCAGATGAAGACATATACATGGAGTGCCTGACCCGGACCAACGCGACGGGTGGGATCAACTACATGACCTTTACCCCGCTCAAGGGGATGACCAACACGGTCAAGCGTTTCATGGTGGACAAGATGCCCGGTACGCACGTGACCAGCATGACCATCTATGACGCGCTCCATTACACCAAAGAGCAGCGCGAGGCGATTATCGCGAGCTATCCAGCACACGAGCGGGATGCGCGAACGAAGGGTGTTCCATCGCTGGGGTCTGGTCGTATCTATCCGTTGGCCGACGATGTCGTCGCCGTGGAGCCATTCCAGATTCCCTCGCATTGGGCGCAGGTCGGCGGCCTGGACTTCGGCTGGGACCACCCGAGCGCCGCCGTGCGGTGCATGTGGGACCGAGACAATGACGCGTTCTATGTGGTGGATTGCCACCGCCAGCGCGAGCAGACGCCGCAGATGTTCGCTGTATCGCTCAAGCAGTGGCCTTCATGGCTCCCATTCGCATGGCCACATGATGGCCTGCAGCATGACAAGGGCTCTGGCGAGCAGTTGGCAGACCAATACCGCAAAGCCGGGCTGACCATGATGGCGGAGCGGTCAACGTTCCCAGATGGCACGAACGGAGTCGAGGCTGGCCTGCAAGAGATTCTGGCGCGCATGCAGCTGAAGAAGTTCAAGGTCTTCTCGCACTTGTCGGATTGGTTTGAGGAATTCCGGCTGTACCACCGCAAGGACGGGAAGGTCGTGAAGCTCGCAGATGACTTGATGTCGGCAACGCGCTACGCCTGGATGATGCGCCGCTACGCCATCAGCCAGAAGGAAGCGGAGTTCGCAGGCGTGATCCACCAGCAAGAACCAGATTCAGACGGCATTTATTTCTAAGGCTCATCGATGGCATCTCAAGACGTCCAATATTCAGCGCTCGCCCAGCTGCTTGACAAGCGCCTGTCCGATTGGGACCAGGCCCGCAAGCCGCAGGAGCTGAAGCTGCTGGACTGCTACCAGGACGTGATGCGCATTCCGCGCGACAACGATACCAAGGGTACGGGCGCGGCCAAGGCCAAGAAGACGGCCGGCCTGTTCATGGGCTCGACCCGCAACAAGGTGCGCTCGGCGCGCGCCAAAATCAACGATGCGCTGTTCGGCAATGGCAAGTTGCCTTTCGACACCAGCCCGGTCAACGAGGAATTCAAAATCTTCGCGGACACGATGGAGGACATCCTCACCGAGCAGCTGGAGAAAATGAAATTCCGCACGATGCTGAAACAGGGCGTCAATGTGCTGGCCAAGTACGGCACCGGCTTTGTCTTCGGTCCTTTCGTGCGCCGCGAGACGCTGAACGATGTGAGCGTGGAAGTGGTGCAGACCGACAGCGGCAGCTTCCCACTGATGCGCGAAACCGAATACGAATACGACAGCCCGTATTTCGAGCTGGGCAACACGCTGGACGTGTACCCGGACCCCGATGCGCGCGAGATCAAGGACGGTCTCGGCTGCTTCTGGGCCAGCATGGAGAGCCCGCACAAGATCGCATCCTGGCGCGACAAGCCCGGCTACGTGAACATCGATCAGGCGCTGCAAGGCCCTGGCGACCGTGGCAATGAGACTGGCTCGGATCAGGCGCAGCAGATGCGCGCCAACATCGACTACTGGCGGCGCAACGAGCGTATCAAGGTCGCTCGCTTCTTCGGAAAGATCCCGGCCAACATGATGCCACCTGACTCTTCCGAGCAGATGGACGCTGAGAGCGAGCTTGCGCCGCCAGTCAGCGGCGAGCCTGAGCTTGAAGAGACTGGCGAGATGGTTGATGCCATCGTCATCATGGCCGGTGGCGTGGTGGTGAAGGTTGACCCGATGCCTTGGTCCTGCCACTGCGGCACTATGCGTGCGGTCTACGAGGACGAGGAAGAAGAGGTGTGGGGCGTCGGCGTGGCCGAGAACAACATGCCTCACCAGAAGATCATCAACGCCGCCGTGCGTCTGTTCATGGAAGGCAAGGGCATGGCGCTGTTGGGGACCAAGAGCGTGGATCGCTCCAAGTTCCTGCCGACCGAGGACTTCCGCAAGTTCCCCGGCAAGGTCTATCAGTTCAAGCCCGGCCTGACTGCCGACGAGCGGAAGAATGCGCTGATCGACCATGTTGAGCCAGACATCACCCAGGGATGGCTGAGCGTGGTCCAGCTCTCCGAGCAGATGAGCGATGACGACACGGCCATCACCAAGTACACGCAGGGCGACGACGCCAGCAACCTGAACAAGACCGCCAGCGGCATCAGCATGATCATGTCGGCCTCATCGCTGCCGCTCAAAGAGGTCATCCAGAACATCGATACCTGCTGGATCGAGCCGATCATCGAATGCCTGATTGACTGGAACCTGAAGTATCTGGAAGTCGAGACCGTCAAGCGCATCCACGGCGACAAGGCCGCGCAGGCTTGGGAAGTCATCAAGAACTTCGGCAAGTCGTCCTTCATGGAGTGGAAGGCCACAGGCACCTCGTCCTTCATGCAGAAGGAAGTTCTGACCAACAAGCTGCGGGCCTTCGCTCAGTTCGCGCTTTCCAACCCGCAGACGGCCGCCGTCATCGATGTGCGCGAGCTGGTTGACCAGATGTGGGATTACATGGAGATCGGCCGCGAGAGCCCGGTTCTCAAGGACGAGGACACGCAGAGCATCCCGCCGCAGGTCAAGGCTCAGATGGAGCAGCTACAGCAGCAGGTACAGCAGATGGGCCAGGCACTGCAGAACGCATCCGAGCAGGTTGACAAGCTGGAAGCCCGCAACGAGCTCGACCTGGCCAAGGCCCGCATGCAGAACCAGATCAGCGAATACAAGGCGGAAACAGAGCGGCTGAAGCTTGTTGTGAGCCTGCTGCCGCCACAGATCCAAGCCGCACTCGCGCTGAATGTCGCCGACCAGGCGGTGGCCACTCCCGATGTGGCGCCCCCGATGCCCATGCAGCCGCAGATGCAGATGGAAGCACCAGAACCCATGGAGCAGCCAGAAGGCATCGAGCATCAGGCCCCTTATGGGGAGCCGCCCGACGAGCAGCCAGATCCGACAGCCCAGCAGATTGACCAACCGCAACCAGGTGCATAAATGAACATCTTCGAAGCCGGTAATGATGCCATCGTCCAACTTGGAATCGACCAGCGGCTGACCGTGCGTGGCGTACTGAACGATGTCTATGCCGTGTCCGGCCTTGGCCTGGCACCTGGCCTCATCGCAACCACGCGCACCGAGACTACGTTCGGGCCGTATGCCACTCCCGGCGTCATCCGTCTGCGTGCCCGCGAACATCGCGGCAGCTACGGCATCACGGATAGCAGCATCACCAAGCTTTTCATCACACCGGCTGCACCGAATGACAATGATGGCACTGCTGATGGTGAGCTTCTCTGGGTTCAAATCGCGAGCTAACCATGCCTATCAGCGTAAAAAAAGGCGGCTCATACCAGACTGTGCAAGCCATCTATCTGAAGAAGGGTGGCGTGTGGCAGGCTGTTAAAGACATTTCAATAAAGAAAGGTGGCAGCTATTCATCTGCCATGCCAGCCCCTACCGTTGCACCAGTATTCACTGCTGGGCCAGCACTGAGCACTACCCCGCAGTCCGGTGTGGCCATGACGGTGGTGCCTGGAACCGTCAACGACAGCACGGCCACCATGTCTACCTACGACATCATGCGGTCAGGCATCATCGTGGCCACTGGATCGAATCCGAGCTACACGCCGACCGATGCTGATCTCGGCTATTACTTCTATTGCCGTCATCACATTTCCAATGCGCTAGGCAGTGATGACGCAGGTTCTGCGCCTGCCATCTGCACGGCCGCGACTGGTGCAGCACTGGCATTCACCAAGCTGCCGTACTGCCACGCGAGCAACCCGGTAGTTGGCGAGCCAGTGATGTTTGCGCCGTGCACCACGCAGGGAACCAGTGTCACGATCACCTACCAGGGCATCCTGAATGGCGTGCTGCAGGGAAGCCCGGCGGCGACGCCGCCATTGGTCACGCCCAGCAGCACCGGCACTGTGGCCATGCGGACAGTGATTTCGAATGCCTCGGGCTCGATCACCTATGACACGCCTGCAGTCACGGTATCCGCTGCGCAATCGGCCACGGGCGTTTGGCGCTTCGCTTCGCCGTTTAATCGGGCATCGCTGTTCCAGTACAACAACAGCAGCGGCACGAACCAGAAACTGATGGGCAACGACGAGCATGCAGTTGGCTCCGGTGGCATCACGTCGTTCAAGCTGACCTATGACAACGTAATCAGCGGTGGTTTGCAGCCTCCGACTGGTCCTGGCTCTGTAACCGTGCTGGAGGATGTCTACGCGGTCTGTTTCATCAACGGCGTGCGCCAGGGCAATCCGGTGCGAGTCACATGGGATGGTGGCGCAACCGGCAAGACGTTCGCTGATGGTGCTGTGGATACGCAGTCCGACGAAATCTTTGCGAGCGCATTTGGCCTGACCGTGTTCCCGCAAGGCTGCATTATCAACTTGCAAACTCGCTGGGACATGCCGAACGGTAAGGTATTCCCGTGCCAGGAAATCGCGACGTCAGCAGTACGCGGCGGGTTCTTCTACTACGACCCGACCACGGCCACCGTTGGCGCAGCAGTTGGCAGCACGAACTACCAAGGCGGCTATGTTCTGGTATCCGGCACCGGCATGACCTACACCGGCGCGCGTGGCCCGAAACTGACCTTGTTGGGCAAGTTCCTGTCTGGCGACCCAAAGGTCGTGTTCGGCTTTGGCGACTCCACTTTCGGCAGCAACGGTACCGCGTCGATCTTCCACAACGTGGTGGCCAACGAGCCGAGCCGCCCGTACCTGGCTTCCTACGACATGCAGCGATCTGGCGGCACAAGCTCCTATTTCGCTGCTGGCACAGGCGGGGCAGGCGACATTACCACGCTGGTGAAATACGCAAACATCGTGTTGGACGGCATCCATATCAACTCGATCGCCGGCACTGCTGCGAATTCGAGCGATATCAAAAACCGCTCCTTGGTGTACTGGCCGATCATGCGCGCGGCATTCCAAAGTGGCGCTGGTCTACGGACAGGCAAGATCATCCGCAATGGCTTCTCCATGCGGCTGGCGACCTACACCTCGACCAACCTGCTTTCCAGCGTGCAGGCACCAACCTCGCGGATGGGGCTGGGCGGCGACATCGTCACCGATTGGGATGTGTGGTGCCCGACGAAGGTTGCAGACGGGACCATCGATTATTACAACCCGATCCGCTCGCTGTACGGGCTGTCGGACGATACAACGAAGGTCAACGCCTTCAAGACATCGCCTGGCTGCTTCAGCGACGGCCTGCACATGGGATATGCCGAGCGCATCGGTTTCAAGAGCCGTGCAGTGATCGAAGCAATGCCGTAACGGTTTTAACTTTAGAAAATCCATGGAAAAGAGCGAAGAATTCAAGGTGCTGAGCACCAGGTTTCAGAAGATCGCACACAGCATTTCATCTCTGCAAGAAGAGATTGAACTGATGATCAAGGAGCGCCTGGACATCCTGATCGAAAGGAATGACGAAGAGGCGCGCGGCGGTATCAAGGCACTGCGCGCACTTCTAGATTTACCGCTGCATCTGAAAGCAGAGATGCAGCAGTTGGAAGCCGGACTACCCCAAGAGGACCCGGATTTTTGATGATGAATGGACTATCGGCGCTGCCGACCCATAGGAGCGAGAAATATGTCTGAGTTGACACAGGAACAGCAGGACCAGCTGGCATACCAGAAGGAATACGACGCCGAGATGGAGCGGCTCAATGCGGCGGATGCTGCCAAAACAGCGACCACTACCGCACCGGCCACCGCCCAGGTCGAAACGCCCAAGGAAGAAGAACCTCCGAAGGAAGGTGAAGCACCGGCCATCCCGAAGGAAGAGGAAAGCGTCGAGCAGTTGCGCGAACGTCTGGCCAAGGCCGAAAAGGCGATCAAGGACACCCAAGCGTGGGGAACCAAGAACGCCCAGGAACTGGCCCAACTTCGCCGCGAACGCGAACAGCAGCAGCGTCTGGCATCGCGCCCTCAGATTCTGGACCAAGCGCCGGAGCTTGAGCAGGCGATTCGCCATGTCGTCGGTGATACAGCCCCGCAGCACCAGGCTGATGACCAACGCGCGGCGTGGGTAGCGCAAGTAGAAAAGGTCCATCCGGGAATTTTCAGCCTGCCAGACGATGACCCGCTGGTGACCAACTTGAGCAAGAAGATGCAGGAAATGGGCGAGGCCTGGAATGACCCGCTGGAAGTTATCCGTGTCGTCACAGAAGAAAAGCTGGCTTTGAAAGAGCGGCAGGTTGGGCAGCGTTTTGCACAAGCGGCTGCCCAACAGGCGAAGAAATCAGCGATGGCCGTACCTGGCGCATCGTCTTCTGGCACTACCCAACGGGCGCCGGAAGATGACGTGAAAAAGGAGGTTGATCGCATGTGGAACATGTCCGACGCCGAATTCGCCAAGATGGCGCAGAAGGTGAAGGGTTTTTAAGTTATTCGATAGGAGTTCATCATGGCAACTACCACCCTGAGCACCCTGCCGCCTGGCGTGCAGGCTTTCTATGACCGCAACCTGCTGATGCGCGCACAGCCGGCAGAGGTGCATGGCCGCTTCGGCCAACTGCGCCCGATTGCCCAGCGCAACGGCAACCAGATCAAGTTCCGCCGCTACTCGCAACTGGCCCCGGCTTCGACGCCGCTGGTTGAAGGCGTCACCCCGTCGGGCTCGTCCCTGACCGTCACCGACCTGCTGGCCACGCTGGCGCAGTACGGCGACTATGTGACCCTGACCGACATGGTTTCCATGACCAACCAGGACGCTGTGGTGACCGAAGCGACCGATGTGCTGGGCGATCAGGCCGGCACCACCATCGACCAAGCCCGCCGTGATGTGCTGGTGGCCGGCACCAATGCGGCATACGCCAACCTGGTGGCGAACCGCGCGGCCGTCAACAACAAGATCCAATCAGCCGATCTGGACCGCATCATTCGCTTTCTGAAGGTGCAAAACGCCAAGTTCGTCAAGAACATGATCCTGCCCACCGACAAGATCGGGACCGCCTCCGTTCGCAAGGGCTACATTGCTCTGGTGCATCCGGACGTGGAGTTCGATCTGGAGCAGATCACCGGCTACCGCTCGGTCTCCGACTACGGCAGCCAGGAAGGCGTGCTGGAAGACGAAATCGGCGCCTACAAGAACATCCGCTTCATCTCGTCGACCAACTGCAAGATCTTCCCGGGCGCAGGTGCCGCTGGCACCACCAACTTTAAGAACAACGGCTCGAACTACGACGTCTACGCGACCCTGTTCATCGCCGACAACGCGTATGGCGTGTGCCCGCTGTCCGGCCAGGCCTTGAACACCTATGTCAAGCAGCTGGGCTCGGCCGGTACCGCCGACCCGCTGGAACAGCGCTCGACTGTGGGCTGGAAGGCCACCACCACCACCAAGATCCTGAACGACTCCTGGATGATCCGCCTGGAATCGGCAGCTTCCCTGTAATCAGGCCGGCCCGGTTCGCCGGGCCAGTCATCTCATCTTCAAGGAGAAATCATGGCTGTCACTACCAACACCCAATCGGCGAGCCAGGTCCGCAATCATGCGGTTGGCAAGCTCGTGACGGATGCCGGCGCCGCAGCTGCGCTGACCATTACCCTGGGCTTCGTCCCGCGCGTCGTGCGCTTCCACAACCTGACCGACAGCATCAGCGAAGAGTGGTTCGAAGGCATGGCCGCCGCGTCGTCGTTGCACACCGTCGCCGCCGGTACCCGCACGCTGGAAACCACCAACGGCATCACCGTGGCGAACAACGGGTTCACCGTCAACGCGACCACGATGGTGGCTTCCAAGTCGTTCTACTGGGAAGCAATCGGCTAATCCACGGCGCCGGCCAGCCGGTCGGCGCCATCAACAAGGAGCACATGAAATGAGCGATACCCAAGACGGCATCAAAAGCGAAGAATTGGAGCTTTCCCCCGCCGAAGCCAAGGCTGCGGCCAAAGCCGAGAAGCAGGCACAGGCTGCCGAAGCCAAGGCTGCGAAGGCCGCCGAGAAGCGCGTCCGCGTGACCATCCACAGCGGCGAAACCGACGACGAAAAGGGCGATGTCGTGCTCGTGCACAACTTCGAACAGATCCAGATCAAACGCGATGTCGAGGTGGAAATCCCCGAGCGCTATCTGGCCATCCTCAAGGATGCCGTGATTGATACCCGTGGCATCGACAACCACGGCAAGGCAATCGGCGGCCGCAGCCCGCGCTTCGCGTACACCGTCGAGAGCGTGTAATGGCCACTGCTTGGACACTGCCGGCAAAGGAAATCTGTCGCGATGCGATGGAGCACATGAGCGCTATCGGCTCCGATGAGACCATTTCGGCCGCTGATTTCAGCGTTCTCATGCGCGGCTTGCAGGGAATTCTCAAGGAATTGCCGGTGCACGGCTATTCCTGGCCTCAGGTCACGGTTGATCCGGTTGCATTGACCTGGAGCGCCGGCAGTCCAAGCAAGATCACGCTCCCGGACGACTATTTCGGCGTCCCCTATGTGTTTTACATGCTGAACGGGCAAGAGGTGCCCGTCCGCATCGTCGCCAAGGCCGAGTATGAGGCCCTTGTGCAGCAATCTTCCGACCCTCCGTACCCGCGCGTTCAGCATATGTACATCGCGCCGGACTTCACGGGTCATTTGTGGCCGATCCCGGCGGAAGACCCGGTCTTGCAGATGACATATCAGGCAATTCTGCCGGATGCAGTGCAGGCGCAGTACCCGAAATTGCCGCAAACATGGGTGCTTTTCATCGGATTGTGGCTTGCCTGGGAGCTCTGCACCAAATTCGGGGTATCCGCTGAGCGTCGAGCAGATATCCAGGCCAGATACCTCATGAAAAGAGAATTGTGCTTGGGCTATGCCACCGAAACAGCCCCGATTTGCATCCAAGTCGCCGATTGAAAGCGTAAATCTGATGATCTCCTGCACCTTCAGCGGCCTGCTCAAGACGCCTGATCGCAAGGACGCATTGATTTAACTGAAAGAATTGAATGAAAAATTTCCTCAAACTCGCTGAAGGTGTGGATGTCTTGCCGTTGCTGCTGGCCATTCGTCGGCGCCCGGAGCTGTGGACTGAAGACACCTTCCTCCGTCACTACCCCCAAGGGCCATTTGCAGACATCGAATCGATCATGCTGCGGTTCCCGGAAAAGGTGGGGTTCACTGGCGAGGATGCGGGAAAAAAGCTGGAGCTTTACAAGTCCAACATGCTGCCCGGATTCGATCAGCATGAAAGCCGCGACTATCCTGCTTATTCCAAGCTGGTTGAGGCGCGAGCACATGTCATGGCAATCATGAATCGTGTTGGTGGCGAGCGCCTTGGCCGCGTCATGATCAACAAAATTCGTCCCGGCGGCCGGATCTTCCCGCACGCAGATACGCCGGAACATGCCAACTACTATTCGCGGTTTCACCTGGTCATTGAAAGCTATCCAGGTGTTGATTTCCGGTGTGAGGATGAGCATGTCTATATGCCGGTGGGGACTCTCTGGTGGTTCAACAACAAGCTTGAGCACGAAGTGATCAACAACAGCGCAGGAGATCGCATTCACATGATTATCGACGTGAGGACATCCCAATGATCACCATCCACGTCGAGTCATTCGAAGAGCGCCTAGAAGAGCTGCAGAAGTTGCTTCCAGCGCACTATGAAGAGCTGGCGCTCAATCAGGACAAAGTGCCTTTATCGCCGCAGTATGAGGAATATATCCGGCGCGAGCGCCTTGGCGGTCTGATATTCGTGACGCTGCGTGATGCTGGAGAAATGGTCGGCTACTTCATCGGATTTATCGCCCCAGGATTGCATTACAGCACCTGCTTGACCTGCACCATGGACATTTTCTATGTCCGTCAGGACAAGCGGAATGGGGGCGCCGGACTGCGCATGTTCCGTTTCGTTGAGCAGGAGCTGCGTCGGCGCGGAGTGCAACGCTGGTTCATGGGGTCGAAATGCCATGCAGATGCCAGCGCCCTGTTCGAGCGCATTGAAGCAACCCGCGTTGAAATCTATTACAGCAAGTGGTTAGGAGATTGAGATGCTGAGATTCTTGTGGAAAATCAAGCATGGCGGCGCTCGATATGAGGTTGCAGCAGCTACCATTGGCGCGGCAGTCGTCGGGGGGGCGATCAGTGCAAATGCCGCAGGAGATGCGGCTGACGCACAAGCAGCGGCATCCGATCGCGCGAGCGCTGCAACAACGCAGGCGCAGCGCGAAGCGACTGCCCTACAGCGCTACATGTACGACACGTCGCGCAACGACCAGCTGCCTTATCTGCAGCGCGGCAACGTGGCCGGCAATGTCCTGCAATACCTGCTTGGCCTCAGCACGAGCAAGAATGGGCCGAGCGCGTCGTCGCAACCTGCTGCAGCACCGGCGCCCTACACGCTGGACGATTTCCGCGCTTACAACGCCCGGATTGCGCCGGTCGGCTACAGTCAGGCGGGCCAGGAAAGTGACGCGCAGGTGCAGTATCGGGCCTACCAGAACGGCGAGTATGGCAACGATGCCGCCGCCATTGCGCAGCGCTTCGGCTTCACGCCGCCGGCCGTTCAGCAGACCAGCGGCATGACGCCTGAGCAGGAGCTTGCAGCCGCGCAGGCCGATCCGGCATACGGCTCGCTGATGCGCCGCTTCACGGTTGACGACCTGAAGAACGACGTGCCCTATCAGCAGGGCTTCCAGTACGCGCTTGACCAGGGCCAGCTGGGCGTCAATCGCTTGGCCGCAGCCTCGGGCAGCCTCAACTCGGGCGCCACGCTCAAGGCGCTGCAGGACCGCGCGGCGAATGTGGCCAACCAGTATGCCGGCGACGCCTACAACCGTTTCACTAGCGACCAGACCAACCAGTACAACCGCCTGGCAGGCATCTCTGGCGCGGGCCAGCAGGCCGCCAACAGCCTGGCATCGTCGGGCGCCAACTACGCAAACGCTGGCACCAGCACGGCTCTGAGCACCGGCAACGCGCTTTCGAACCTCTATACCGGTGCGGGCAACTCGCGCGCGGCCAGCTCCATTGCAGGCGGCAATGCGCTTTCCGGCGGCCTGAACTCGATCTCGAACTACTACCAGACGCAGAATTTGCTGAGCAGGCTGGGGGGATTATCCGGGAACACCGGAGCGGGCGGCATGTATGGCTCTCGCGGTGTATTCAGCACCTCTGATTTCAAGAACCCGAGCGGACGCTGATCATGGCAATCGACGCAAACATCCTTTTCCAAGCCGGCCGCCCGACAGTGCAGCTTGACGACCCGCTGAACAAGCTGGCGCAGCTCGGCCAGGTGCAGGGATTCCAGAATCAGAACGCGCTGGCGCAACTTCAGTTGAAGCAGGCGCAGCAGCAGGATCAGGACCGCACCGCGCAATCTCAAGCGTGGCAGGACGCGATTGATCCTGAAACAGGTCAGCCGAATTACACAAAGGTCATCGGGAATCTCGCGCGCTCAGGCGCTGGCGGGATGATCCCAGCCGTTCAAAAAAGCGCTGCAGAAGCGCAAAAAGCTCAGCGCGAAGCAGAAAAGGCGCAGTTGCAGCAGGCCATCGAAAAGCAATCACTGATTTCTCAGTATGCTGGATCTGCTACCGATCAAGCATCCTGGACTGCTGCTCGGAATGCGGTTGCGCAGCTTGGAATTGATGTCAGCCAAGTCCCGGAACAGTTCGATCCAGCCACGGCAAAGCAGCTTCAAATGCGCGCACTCACCGGCGTGCAGCAGCTCGACCAGCACTGGAAGCAGCAGGGATATGACCTGGACGTGCGCAAGCAGAACGAGGTTGAACGCAACAACAAGGCGCAAAATTCTGTTGCGCAGGGTCAGCTGGGCGTGGCTCAGGCAGGTCTCGGTCTGCGCCGTCAGGAACTGGAGGCCGGAAAGGTGCCCCCTGGATACCGCCGCACCAGCGACGGCAACCTCGAGGCCATCCCCGGCGGCCCGGCCGACATCAAGAACAGCAAGGAAGAAAATCAGAAGAAAACCGATGCTAAGGACGTTCTCGGTCTTCTCGACGAGGCGGAATCCATCTTGCCAAAGGCAACTGGCGGATACATTGGAATGGGCATTGATGCGACAAGTCGCGCATTTGGAAAAACAACCGAGGGTGACGCGGCCACTGCTCGCCTGGCTGCCATTGAGGGGCAATTGGTCGGGAAAATGCCGAAGTTCTCCGGCCCAACTTCTGACCGGGATGCTGCCTTGTATCGTCAGGCTGCTGGCGACTTGGCAAATGCAACTCTCCCTGTTGCTCGTCGTCAGGCTGCAGCAGATCAAGTGCGCCGCTTGAATGAGAAGGCCCTGGGTATGGAGCCGGGCTCTTCGCGAAAGCAAGCTGGGCCAGGTACGCCTCCTGACATCAACGACCTTCTGAAAAAATACGGTGGCTGACATGGCAGACCGCGAACAACTCTACACGGCCCTGCGCAATGCGGATGCGGCCGGCGACGTGGAAGGCGCCCGGAAGCTGGCGGCGTACATCAAGACGCTGCCGGCTGATGCCGCGCCGGCCAAGCCTGAAACAACCATTGGTCAGGACATCGCCACCGGTGCCAAGAATGCCGCCGTGGGATTCGGCCGGGGCGTCAAGGATGTCATCGATACCGGTGCGCAGTTGCTGGCATCAGGCTTCGACAAGGTGGCCGGCACCAGCGAGGGCGACCGCGTGCGCCAGATGAACCAGGCCGGTCAGGACGAATTCAAGCGCGACTATGGCGACAGCACGGCAGCCAGTGTTGGCCGGGTCGGCGGCAATATCGCGGCCACTCTGCCGGTGGGCGGCATCCTGGGCAACACAGTCAAGGGCGTGGCCGGCATAGTCGGTGGCGTGGCGCCAGCGGCCGGCAATGCTCTCTCTTCGCTGGGCAACGCATTGGCCACCAGCGGCATGCGCGCTGGCTCGACGCCTGGCGCTGCCAACATGCTGCTGCGCATGGCCGGCGGCGCTGGCACTGGCGCTGTCTCGGCCGGCCTGGTGAATCCTGACGATGTCGGGACTGGCGCCGTGGTCGGCGCGCTGCTGCCGCCAGCATTGGCAGGCGCGGGCAAGGTGGGGGCCAAGATTGGCCAGGTGATTGCAGGACCAGGCGTCAGCAATGAGACTCGGGCCGCAGTCAGCGCCGCTCGCGATGCCGGCTACGTCATTCCGCCGTCGCAGGCGAATCCCACGCTGCTGAACAATGCAGTCGAGGGGTTTGCCGGGAAGGTGTCCACCGCCCAGAAGGCCAGCGTGCGCAATCAGACGGTGACCAACGACCTGGTGAAGCGCGATCTCGGCCTGGCCGCTGATCAGCCCATCACCGTGGACGCATTGAAGGCCATCCGCAAAGATGCGGGGCAGGCCTATGACGCTGTCGCGAATGCCGGGACCATCACGCCGACGCAGGCCTATGGCGATGCGCTGGACAAGATCGTTGCTCCCCTGAAAAAGGCTGCCGAAGGGTTCCCGAACGATGCGCCGAGCCCGATCATCGCCAAGATCGAATCCCTGCGCAGCCCGCAGTTTGATGCTGATTCCGCGCTGGCAAAGATCAAGGAACTGCGCGGCATGGCTGATTCGGCCTATGCCAAGGGCGACAAGGATATGGGGAAGGCTCTGAAATCCGGCGCTGCGGCCCTGGAAGATGCCATCGACACGCACCTCCAATCCATCGGCGCCCCGGCTGACCTGATCAACAATTTCCGCAATGCGCGGCAGATGATCGCGAAGACCTATTCGGTGGAGAACGCGCTGAATGCTGAATCGGGGAATGTGAGCGCTGCGAAGCTGGCCGCACAACTCAAGAAGGGGCGCCCGCTGTCCGGAGAAACCCGGGATGCGGCTGAATTCGCTTCGCGGTTCCCGAAGGCCGCGCAGAACGTGGAGACCATCGGCAGCAGCCCGGGTGTTTCTCCATTGGACTATTTAGGTGCTGGAACGGCAAGTATCACGACGGGGAACCCGCTTGCCATGCTGGGTGTGGCTGCGCGCCCGTTGGCGCGGAGTGCCGCTCTTTCAAGTCCTATCCAGAACCGGCTTGCCCAAGCGCAGGCAGGCCCGGGGATGTTCAATCGCCTCGCGACTTCTCCCGAGTTGCAGCAGCTTCTGTATCGCGCCGCACCTCTTCAAGGGAACGGCCGGTGACGGCGGAAAAGATCAGGTTGCCGAAGAAGGCCAGGGCAACCAGCACGATGAATTTGAGGATCAAGTATCCGGTGAAGTCCATTTGAACGCCTTACCAGAGAGGAAAATATGAGGCAAATTATCCCCCTGTTCGGTCTGGGCACCAAGAACAAGTCTGTAACGGTTTCCGCACAAGGCCGGGTGAACGTCTACGCGGATGTCACCGCCGATGCGGACAAGTCGAATCTGGCGTTCCTGGGCTGCCCGGGGCTGGTGCTGCGCACTTCGTTCGGTGAAACGCCAGCACGCGGCATGCTGCAGGCCGGTGGCTTCTACTACGTGACCCATCGGGACTCGCTCTGGAAGGTCGACAACGCCGGCAACAAGACCAAGTGCGGCACGCTGGGCACCAGCACCGGCCGCGTGGCCATGAGCTACAACGGGTTGCAGGTCAGCGTGGCCGATGGCCAGAATATGTACGTCTACACGGTGGCCAGCAATGCCTTCGCACAGGTCACCTCCGGGCTCATGGTCAATCCGATGGATCTGACCTATCAGGACCACTACACCATTGCAGCATTCCGCAACAGCGGCATGTTCCAGTTGTCGGCCATTGATGACAGCACCACCTTCGACGCCCTGGATTTCGCCTCCGCCGAATCGGCGCCGGATGACCTGGTGCGCGTGATTTCCGACCATGGCGAGCTGGTGCTGCTGGGCCAGCAGACCACGGAATTCTGGGGCAACACAGGCGCGCTGGATTTCCCCTATGCCAACCAACGCGGCACGACGCTGGAGTTCGGCCTGGCGTCCGCAAACTCGCTGGTCAAGTACAACGACTCGCTCGCCGGCCTGTTCAAGAACCGCATGGGCCAGGTGCAAGTGATGATCCTGGCCGGGCATGCGCTGCAGCCTCTGGAAGGCCGGGACCGCAATTTCACTGCCGCGATCAACAGCTATGCCACGGTGGCCGATGCAACGGCGCTCTCGTACATGCTTGGCGGCCATCCGATGTATCAGATCAGCTTCCCGACTGCTGGTAAAAGCTGGCTCTATGACTCGGCCTCGAACGACTGGACCGAGCTGCAATCCGGGCTCACGGGTGGACGTCATCGCGGCGAGATCAGCATCGAGTACCTGAACAAGGTTCTGATCTCCGACTACGAGAACGGGAACATTTATGAGATGGCGCCGGATGTCTACACCGACAACGGCCAGCCGCGCCCCTATGAGATCACCTCGCGGCACTTCTTCTCGAACTACAACCGGGTGACCGTCAACAGTCTGAAGCTGGATTTCGAGACCGGCGTGGGCCTCGTGAGCGGCCAGGGTAGCGATCCGCAGGTCATGCTGCAGGTATCGCGCGACAACGGGCACACCTGGGGCGCTGAAATGTGGATGCCGCTGGGGAAGATGGGCAAGTACAAGACCGAGGTGGTATGGACGCGGCTGGGCATCGGCCGTGACTTCGTGTTCAAGGTGCGCATCACCGACCCGGTGCGCTTCGCCCTCACTGGCGCATCGATTGACGCGGAGGTGCAGCAATGAACATGAATGCGCCTGTTGGCGAGCCGCTTTCCTCGCCGCTTTCGCCTGGCTGGCAGAACTGGTTCCAGCAGGCCACCGACGCCGCGCAGGGCTGGGTGAAGTCCTACACCACGCAGAAACCGCTGGATTTCCCATCCGTGCCAGCGCAGCAGCAGCGCACGCTGGATATTCCGGCCGCGCCTGTGACGCCTGGCGCCGTGGTGCTGGTGGCGCCGCTGGTACCGGTGGCCGGCATCATCTTCACCGGCCAGGTTTCAACCGCTGGCGTGCTCACCATCGTGGCCAGCAACATCACCGCCGGCGCGATTGATCCACCGGCGACCGACTTCCGAATCATCATTTTGCAGAACTAGGGGACGACATGCCCACCGTAAAACTGAGCCCAATCCTGAATGACCAGGTCTGTGATGAGACCGGCGCGCCTGCTGTTGGCTGGAAAATTTACAGCTACATCGCTGGATCGAGCACGCCCCAAAAAACTTACACGTCGGCCGCCGGCGATGTGGAGCAGCCAAATCCCATCGTGCTGGATGCGCTGGGCTTCTCTGCGCTGGGGCCTATCTGGCTGGCATCGGGCGTGCTGTACAAGCTGGTGCTGACCGACCAAAACGACGTCGTCAAGAAGACCTTCGACAACATCGCCGGCACCAATGACAGCGTGGCCACCACGAGCCAATGGATCGCTTCTGGCGTGCCTCCGACCTACATCAGCGGCACTTCCTTTAGCGTGCCCGGCGACCAGACCAGCGAATTCCACATTGGCCGTCGTGAACAATTCTCGACCGGCGCCGGCACGCTGTATGGAACCATCATCAACTCGGTGTACAACGGAACCACGCTGACCACTGTCACGGTACTGATGGACTCTGGAGCGCTGGACAACGGGCTGACCGCAGTCAATCACAGCATTTTGCGGGCTGACAACATCGGTGTGCCTGCCAACGTCATCGACTCGATCCCGCTGATCACCGGGCTTTCTGGCACGGCCAACGCTGGCACGCCGACCACGAAGTTTGATGTCACCGCCAGCCGCGTGAGTACCATCGGGCCCAACGGCAAGGTGCGCACTTATACCGGCGTCGGCACCAAGACGGTGGACATCACCATTCAAGGACTTGGCGGACGTGACCAGGCTGGCGCCTTTGCTGCCTTCGCGGAGCCAAACCTGTTCTATGTTCCCGACGGTACTGGCGGCCTGAGCGTGGTTGCATCGCTGAACGACTTCGCCACCGGTCCGACTGGATACACCGAATTCTCGCCGATCATGAATCACAAGCTGAACGGCGGTACACAGTTCTACCAGGGGAAACTGACTGGGATGGTATTTGAACTGAATACCCCGTCAGTGCTTACCACTGCGCTGGGGAGTGCATTCCCTGCAGCGGTTTCTCATGCGAACTATGCTCCAGCAAAAGCACGGTCTGTCCGCATCTACTCGTTTGCTTCTGTTGGCACCACCGGCTCCGCAGGCAGCGTTTCGCAAAATCTCTCAAACCAAAATACGGCGCAATACGACCCGTCGATGTACACCTCAACTACATCCTCGACCGGTGCGCCAATCGTTGCAGACATGCTCATGACGACAGGGCGTCAGGTTTTTGCGGGGTACTCGAATTCAGTCTCTGTAACTGCCTACTCGCAGACTGTCAGATTGATGGGTTGGACCACCGGAGCCTAATAATGGACAAACTTGCCTTTTACGATGTGGACAGCAAAGTGCTCACGGCATGGGGCTATATCTTTGATAACTGCCGGATGGACCATCCTGCATGCGATCCGTCCGTGGTTGTGCCGTGGGATTTTGAGCTTATGCCGGGACAGTGGCGCCTACTTGATGGCACGGCCAATCCCCCGACCTGGGAACCCTACCCACCGCCTGGACCATAAGGAGCCCCATGGCTGACGAACAAGAGATGATCGTTCGCATGACCAGGATGGAGACCATGATGGACGGTTTCCGCGAAGGTCAGGCAGACATCAAAGACATGCTGCGGCGGTTCCTGGCCACTCAGGAGATCGTCACGCAGCACGGGGAGGCCATCAAGGCATTGCTCGACAGCGACCAGCGCATGGTGCTGCGCATGGACTCGCACTCTCAGTGGCAGACGCAGCACGAAGAGATGACGGACCGGGCCATTGACAAGATCGATCTGAAATTCGACGCGAAAATTGATGAGGTATGGAAAAGCCAGCGCGCCGGATTCACCGAGATTGCAACGTTCCAGAACCGGCTGCGCGGCGGTATGGTGGTGACCTATGCGCTGCTGGGGATCATCGGCACCGTTTGCATGGCTGGCGGTAGCTGGCTCATCAACACCGTGAACAAAGCCGAGCAGATCAACCTGGTGCAGGCTCAGGAACTGACCGAGCTGCGTCGCATGGTGACCAAGGAGGGAAGATGAATTTCGACCAGGCATTTGACGCGCTGATCGGCCATGAAGGCGGCTACAGCAACAACCCGGCCGACCCTGGCGGCGAAACCATGTGGGGCGTCACGCTGACCGTGGCCCGCGCCAGCGGCTACACCGGCCAAATGAAGGATCTGCCGCGCGACACGGCCAAGGCCATCTACCGCGCGCAGTATTGGGACGCCGTGCGCGCCGACCAGTTGCCCGACCAGGTGCGCTTTGATGTCTTCGACGCAGCGGTGAACTCCGGCGTGAAGCAGGCCGTGAAGTGGCTGCAGCGCGTGGTGGGCGTGAGCGAGGACGGAATCATCGGCCCGGCCACGCTGGGCGCGGCTTCTGTGGTGGGCTCCGACATCGGACGCAGATACAGCGGTGTGCGCCTGAAATTCATGACCGACCTGCCGACCTGGACAAGCTTTGGCCGTGGCTGGGCTCGCCGGATCGCATCAAATCTGACTCGCGAGGTAGCGTAATGTGGCCCACACTCATCCCCCTGATCGGCAACCTGCTTGACAAGCTCTTTCCTGACCCCAAGGCAGCAGAGGACGCCAAGCTGAAGGTCATGCAGATGGCGCAGACCGGAGAGCTCGCGCAGCTAGATGCGGACCTCAAGATGGCTCAGGGCCAGATGGAAATCAACAAGGTTGAGGCGGCAAATCCGAGTATCTTCGTGTCTGGCTGGCGGCCGTTTGTTGGCTGGACATGTGGTGCCGCCTTTGCATTCAAGTTCATCGGCGGCCCCATGCTGGTGCTGATCGCTGGCTACTTCGGCCACACCGTCACGCTGCCGCAGATGGACTATTCCGAGATGAGCACGATTTTGCTTGGCATGTTGGGCATCGGCGCGCTGCGCACCGTCGAAAAGGTGAAAGGAGTAGCGTAATGGCTCAGAATGACGCACTGAACTTACTGGCTCAATTGTCAGCCGCGCCGCAGGCGGACCCATCGCAAGCCAACTATGCACGAAATCGGTTGTATGCAATGGCTGCCCCGGTAATGTCGGGCTACCTTACCAAGCTCGACCCATTGCAAGAAATGGCTTTTCAGCAATGGGTGAGGGATAACAATGTGCCGTTTGATCCGTCGCCAAATGCGGACTATGACATGCGTGGGTATTACAAGTCTATTCAAGGCTTGAACCGTCTGGCCCAAACCAGCGTAAATGCAAACGATGGGATGCTGCATTTCCCAGACACCTTCAAAACGCCATATCACGAATCGTTTTCCGCAGAAAGCAAATGGGCAGCACCTGGTGCACCGACATGGAACGAGCTTGATCAGTTGGTAACGCCAAATGCGAAAATCGTTTTTGACGAACGAAAAAGATCGAGATAGCCCTAAAGCCTTGCTGCAATAGAATCCGACGTCTCCCGGTAGTAGACCCGGTGCAGGAGGTTGATGTCCTTGTGTCGGCTGATCCTAGCCAGCGTCATGACATCAACCTTCTTGGCTAGGTGGGTGAGGGCAGTGGCGCGGCTGTCGTGGAACGTCAGGTCTTGAATCATGATCTGGCGGCACAGCTTCGAGAAAAGCACGCTGCCCTCATTCGGGTCCACGGTGAATTTCTCGCCCACCAGCAGCTTAGCGGCAATCCTGCCCACCGGAACCTCATCGCGGCCCGTCGTCTTCGTCCTAGGCAGCACAACGACCCTTCTGCGCTCATTGAACCCGGCTGGGGCCGCAAGCACCTCAGAAAGTCGCATTCCGGTCCTGAGCGCGATATGGAAGGCCCTGACCATCTCCGCCGTCTTCCCGCCCGCATGCTCTCCCGCACGCAGCACGCGCCTGATCTCGCGCCATCCCCACAGCTGGTGCCGCGCCTCGTTGTGCTCTGGCAGCCGCACACCAGTGAAAGGGTGTCGGTCGATCCAGCGCCATTCCTTGGCTGCCAGCACAAACAGATTGCGCAGCAGGTTGGCCTCGCGCTGCACGGTCGATCCGCTGACGGTCTTGAGCCGTGCGTCGCGCCACTCGCCAATCCTGGCGCTGTCGATCACGGAAAGCTTGGTCTGCGCACCGAAGTGCTCCAGCATGGCAGCGAACCGGCGCGCCTCCCAATCTGGGTTGCGCTTCGTGCTGCTCACGGTGAGCTTGTACTTTTCGACTGCGTCAAGGAATGTGCGGCCACCACCGGCAGCAAGGGCATCAAGTTCTGCCTCTTTTTGCAGCGCCCATGCCTGGGCTTCTCGTTTGGTGTCGGTGACTTTGGTGGCGCGGTGACCGTGGCGCTGGACTTCGGCGCGCCACTTGTCCCGGAATTTGCGGATAGAGGCCATGTGTGCGGGCTTGTTGTGCGGGGATCGTGCGGGAAGCTATGCAAGATCACCGGTTGTTATGGGCCGCCACACTATATAACAACTGACTAAAACCTACCTAAATCGATATCTTGGTGCCGGGAGCCGGAATCGAACCGGCACGCCTTGCGGCGCGGGATTTTGAGTCCCGTGCGTCTACCTATTCCGCCATCCCGGCGACGCGAGCCAGCGATTATTACCGATTTCGTTGCTCCGAGCAAGCCCCGATAGCTACGGCAGAGAGCCGATGTGAAAATTATTTACCGCACACCGCCTCAATGGCCCGTTCCCCCGTCGAGCCCGGAATCGGATCCTGAAGCTTTACATCCGAATACGCCAGCTGCGGCGCCAGCAGCAACTGCCCTTTGCCATCGGCCTGCGCATACATCTTGCGGCTGCCAAAGCCAAGCTGGCGCGCGCTGCAGTCGAAGTAGGCGGTGGAGATCTCCGACAGGTAATAGGTCTTGCTGCCCTGGCCCATCAGCAGTTGCGGACGGTTCCAGTTCAGCAGGATCTGCGCCTGCCGCACGCTGCGGGTGGTGACAATGCTGCTCTTGTCGATGAAGAAGCTGCCAATGTTGTTCTCCCCCAGTGGCATCCACTCGGCATGGGCCGACACACAGGTCATCGTCAGTGCCGCCGCCAGTAGCAGTGCCAGGCGCGGCGCAGGGGAGGGAGAAGAAGAGCGTTGATCCATGTCGGGCAGGGCGTCGCGTCAGGTCAGCATCATGGCCAGCATGGCGACATCGTCCTCCAGCAACAGCACCAGGGTGATGCTCCAGAAGATCAGTTCCGCCAGCACGCGGTGTCCTGTCAGCGTCATGCGCAGGCTTGCAGCCATGTCCAACTCATCGATTGCGAAAAATGAAAGTGCGGCCATCCTAACATGCCCTTTACGAATGGACATGACCCCCGACATGAAAATGGCCCGCACCAGGGCGAGCCACTTTCTGCTGCAGCAATGACGCGGACCGATCAGATCGCCGCCGCAATCGCCTTGCCCACTTCCGTGGTGTTGCTCTTGCCACCCAGGTCCGGCGTGGTCGGTCCATTGACCAGCACGTTTTCGATGGCAGCCAGCATGGCGTCGTGCGCCTGGCGATACTTGCCCTGGCCATCGCCGAGGAAGTCCAGCATCATCGCGCCGGACCAGATGGTGGCCACCGGATTGGCGATGTTCTTGCCAAAGATGTCCGGTGCCGAACCATGCACCGGCTCGAACAGCGAGGGCAGCTCGCGCGTCGGATTGATGTTGGCCGAAGGCGCAATCCCGATCGTGCCGGCACAGGCCGGGCCAAGGTCGGAGAGGATGTC